GCAAAATCGACCGCTTCCGCAGTTCCAGAACTCTGGACCTGTGTGGCGGAGATTTGAGTATAGTTGCTAAGACGGCGTGGCTCAGTCGCAGCAGTTGAAGTATAATCGTTACCCTCAATCTGCAAGTTAGCGGCGGCTGTCTTTAACGTATCTGTTTGCCATTCAAACAGAGTGTTATCAGCGGTGCCACGACCACAACCATTAAGAAACGGTGTGTCCGTAGGACTGATGTTGTATATAATATTACTAAGGTCTTCCCTGATGCCTATAGCACCATAGGTTTCCCTAGTATTTGTAGGAACTGCCATAGCATTTCCCTCCTTAGTTAAATGTCTATAAAATCTTCCAAGAGCGCAGACGCATCATCAATATGCCCTGTGCCTCGAAGTCGCTTCATTTGTGCAGTACGTTTGGATTTATCGGATTTCTTATTAGAAGTTCCAGAACCGGCCCTAATAACTTTTGGTTTATTTTTCAGCTTCTTTGATTTTACATTAGACTTCTGTAATTGATCATATTTTTCAGCCTTCATCAAAACCAGTAATGAACGATGGTCAACAAGAGAGTTTAATTCCTCCTCAGTAAAACCTTGAGTAGATGCATAGGATCGTACGCTAGACGCAATTTCTTTTTGCTTATCTTCGTCACCCCACTCTGGCAGTTTTTCTACCAGCTTACCATACTCCTCTTGAACAATCTGCGCTCTCATCTTCTGCGCTTCTTGCTGGTGTCTCTGCTGTGTATTATACTGCTCACGTTGCAGAGCCTGAACCTTTTCCTGAGATTGTCTTAGTTCTTCCCTTTTTGTTACGAACTCTATTGGGTCGGTTTCCTTTAGGTTTTCCCAATCAACATCAGAGTATTTAGTTAATCCTTCTGCTGAATTTGTGATTATACCTTGTAAGGCTTCCATGTAATGCTGACGCTCTTGCTGAATGGTCGACATTTCAGAGTTATACTTCTGTTGAAGTGACTCTATATCTTTGCGATCATTGGCAATTTCTTGCGTCTTACGAGTGTAATCGGATTGTCGGCTATAGCCGCTAAGAAGTTCATCAAGGCTGACTGCTACTTCTTCACCATTTACGGTGACAGCATACAGTTCCTCTTCTTCTTCACCTTCCGTTTCTTCAGATTCTTCTTCGGCCTCTTCGACCTCTTCTTCCTCTTCAGATTCCTCCTCAAATGATTCGTCTTCCTCTATGGGTTGAGACTCTTCTTCCTCGGTGGGTTGAGCTTCCTCAGTTTCTGGAGTTTCCTCTTCAGGTTCCAATAGGCTGAGTAATGCTTCTTGCGCTTCAGCGACACTTCCACCTAGCGCGGGTGTTGGCTGTAATCCAGCCGGTGCTTGCGGGGCAGTTTGCGTATCCGCCATAATTAAATTCCTCTTATCAGATATATGGGTGTTGCTTCTCCATCATCTTGGCCATGTGTCCAGTTTCTACTATGGAGTTTATATGGCCATAAATTCGGTCAAGCAGTCGCATTGCAAGCCAGATTGATTCTCTGGCTTCCAAATCTGTTGAACCACTGTGATTCCAACGGTTCATTAAATCTTCTTTCAGTGTATCAAATGCTTCATTAAAGAGCGGGTCATTTATTAAGGAGTGCGCTCTACGCTCCTTTTCCTCTGGTGTCATGTTTTCTCAGGCTATTGGTAAGTGTGGATTCCTCTTTTTTCTTTTATTATAGATAGCACCCTTTGATTCAAAGATTCTCTTTCTCCTCTTCATTTTTATATGGGGAGCAACACCACCACCAGCCATTGCTCGATCTAAATCTAACTCTGGGTTATGTCGGGGTTTATGAGGCATTATGTTCTACCTATAGCTACGGCGCGTTTCTGCTCACGCTCAATGTTAATTTCCTGCTGCTTCAAGCTGGCGTCTACCTGTAACTTCTGGTATTCCTGCTGAATCTTCTGAGCCTTGATCTGAACCTCTGCGGCCTTGATTTTTAACTCTTCCTGCTTAACCTGAGCTTCCATAATCTTAGTCTGCTGCTCTGGGTCTTGCTCCTCTTCTTGCGGGGGCATCTGTGAGGGGTCAGTCAAGTAGTCATCGACATTCTGGAACCCCATAGCCTTAACAAGAGATGCGCCAAGATTGTACATATTCTGTACGCTGACAATAGGTAGACCACCCTTCATAGCTTCTCCAGCAAAGGATAACATCTGCGATAGATGCATCATCTGCTGATCCTTATTACCGCTTCCTAGAGCAACGCTGACAGTGCAATCAAAATTTCCTCGCCAGACATCAGGTCTAACGGGAACCCATTCATTGCGTAAGCGTATTACTCGCTCTCTATCCTGATTCTTATGTAGAAGTTCGTAAATACACATCATCAAGTCTTTAACGCCAGTCTCAGCAAAGTTACGGGCGATTAGTTCGACTCTACTTTGAGCGGCACCCATAACAGCGTTGACAGCGGTAGCTGTGGTGTGTGATGTTAGGGCATTCTCATCAAGCCCCTGTGACATCTTAGATACACCGGCCCTAGCTTCCCTTACACCGTCGAGATACTCAAGCATCTGAAAGGAGTAGGGTTCAAGGGCGGGAGTAGCCAGAGGGGTAACAGCATTGGGGGATTTTACCCTGACTACGCCGCCCGGTCTTTGTGTCAACAGGTCGTCTAAGTTAGCCTGTCCCTCAAGGACAGCATATCGACCAAAGTTCTGGTTATACATATTATCCATGAGATTACGCATGAGCGTACTCTTCATTAGCTGGAGGTCCATAACAAGGTCAGCAACAGAAAGGCCAAAGAACTTATGGGGAATCTTTACTGGAGTAATGGAAACAAAAGGAATTCTATCTATCGCATCATTCTGTAGAATTTTATTCCCTACACTGCATATCTTTCTAAGCTCTGTAATTCCATCATCATCATAATCGGTTCTAAGAAAGGATTCGTATAACCAGTACGCTCTTAAACCTTCCTCTTCCCCAAATCCAGCATCTCCCCAACCTTCCCAATACGTTGCAGATTTATCATAGGCATATCTTTCTAATCTCTCTGAAGAGAAGGAGGCCATATCATCTCCACCACCGCCTAAATCTTCTGGTCCCAAATCTTCATCAGGATACATTTCCCGCAACTCTGATAAAGTCTTTAATACTCGGTGACATACGAATCGGGAATCCTGTATATTCTTAGATTCTCTAGCAATAAGAAATTCAGAAGGTGGAATATTCTCTATCTTTATTCGACCATCATAACTCTTTCTTTTTATTACTAAATCATGGTAAGGCTGTTCACCAGTGGTCACTTCTGTATGCTCTATAACCTCTACACTATCATCTGATATAAGAGCCATAAGAGATACTTCATCTAGATTATGATACTCCTCTCTCTCTTCTTCCTCATACTCATCCCACCAGACTTTTACGATTCCGTTCTTTGATAGCAAAGCATCCGTAAACCAAGAATACATAATCTCCCAGCCCGGATTGTCTTTTGTAAAAACGTAATTAACGTAGTCTGTAGCCTGTTTAGCCATATCTACATCTTCCGGGCCGTGAGGACTAAATTTAACCATCTCATCGCCGGAGGCAAACACTCTCATAAGGGAGGGTTTAATCCATTCAATGGTATCCTGTACGGTGGAGTCTACATACTGGCTCCTGCCCTCTATCTCGTTACCAAATGGTAAGCCATAGTAATACGCCATAGCTTGCTCTCTTTGGTGGGAGATAGTATCGCCCATATAACCAAGAGAACCTGTAACCTCGCTACGGATTCTAGTGATTAGTTCTTCATCAGTGATTTTTTCTTTAGCCATTAAACAATTCCATAGTTCCTATATTCTACATCTGCTGTCCATGAGGGGTCTTCCCCGGCTACAGCAAATCGTTGGGATTGAAACGCATATCGAGTCGCACTCATAAGGTCATCCCTTAAAGGAACTACCTTTCCATCTTTTCTGTGGTACATCCTGAACTCTTCAAACCAATCTCCAAGAGTATTAAATACCTTAAATTTCTTAGCTTCTATCTTTTGAAGCATTGCCATCAAACCCTCTTCTATAGAGTTTGACCCTTTATTAACCCCCAATGCTGGGGGGTTCGTAAAATGTTCCAGCAGGAAGTTACATCCTAAGTTCCTGTACTGGTCAGCTAGTCCCGGGTTCCCCATACTATCCCTGCGATTTCCGTCATGCGGGTAGGCTATGGGAATGAAATGCGGCCTCATTCTTATATTTTGCGCGTGTAC